GAAGGACGTCTTTGGCACCGCCGATACCGAGGCGCTGCAAAAGATGAAGATCGACGCGGAGGACTTCGTCAACGCGCTCATCGGCGGATTCAGCAGCCTGGACCGCGCCACGGCGGGGCTGGATGAAAAGATGAGCGACTTCCGCACCGCGATCATGCTGGCCACGGATGCGCTGCTGAGCGGTCTTGTCGGTGAAGGGGTGAATGGCATGAGCCAGTTAGGCGATGTGCTCAATGACAACATCGATCTGCTCAAGGATCTTGGCTCGATCGCGCGGGAAACCGTGGGCTTAGTCGGCGAGGCCATCCGTGGCATCAAAGAGCACTTCACGGCGGAGGCCATCGTCATGGAGGCCGCTGGTGCCGGCATGAGCGAAAATCAAATCCGCAGCATCTTCAAGGGCATGGAGCAGTTGCGCGGCTTGCAGCAGGCCATCAAAAACAAAACTTATGTGTCCGGCGATCCTTTTGGCACTGGATTCATGCCGATGGGAGAGAACAATCCTTTCGCGCGCAGCATGACGCCGCGCGCTCCTGGCGCGAAATTCACCCCGCCCTCCACCGAGGGCGGCAGCGGTTTCTTCAATCAAGCGGGCGGCATCTTCAGTGAGCTTTCGCGACTCATAGGGCCAGCGGCTCAGGCGATGGCCAATGTGTTGATGCAGCAAAGCAAAGGCCTGCAAAGCCGCGCCAGCGCGCTCGGTGAGGCGGCCTTCTCGCCGTTGCGTGGGGATGTGGACACGTCCTTTGGTCGCGGGCGCAGCGTGAATCCGCTCACCAACGGCGCGAGCCGCCAGATCTCCGAAATGATGCGCCAAAGCGCCATCTTGGAAAAGCAAGCCGCAAAGCTCGACACCTCCAACGCCACCCTCAAAAGCATCGAAGCCGCGCTGAAAGCGCAGCGCTTCACCTACAACTGATTCTCTTCATGGCAGCCACCCATCACGGCACGATCACCACCACGAATCCGGGCGCGCAGACGCAAGTCAGCGGCACGGATGGCGTCACACACAGCATCATCAAAACGATGACGCACGAGGAGGCCCGCGCGCAGACCACGCACCCGCTGATCGGCAGCAGTATCAACGTGCAAGGCAGCGTGGTGACGCTGCTGAATTTTCAAATCAGCTACACCGAGGGCAATCTGGCCACGGTGGTTTACAATTACGGTCAGTCGGTGGCCTCCGATAGTCCGGAGGTGCAAAACGGCAACCTCGCCTATCCCGGCCGCCTGCCCTCCGCAGTGACGGAGTTCTTCGAGCTGGATGTCGGCATGGAGGCGGTAAGCATCCTGCGCGTCAGCCGCTATTCAGGTCTGAGCACCAGCGACCGGCAAATCCTCGCCATGATGATTCAATCAGGCGTGCTTGATGGCGAGGGCACCGCGCGGCGCGATTCGCTGAGCAGCGATGCCCGTGCGCAGGAGTGCGCCAGCAAGATCGAATCCGGCACCGTTAGCGTGCTCAAACGCAAATGGATCTGGCGGTATCGCAAGCTCAACACGAATTGGAGCATCAGCGGCAATCTCGGCAAAATCGCGCAACCTTACGGCCCCGCGCCGCCCATCGATGGCAACTGGCTTTTTGTCGGCGTCACCGGCAATGGATGGGACGGAGGCGCGCTCGAGCTGACCGCCACATGGGAAAGCAGCCCGGAGGGCGATGAATGGGATGAGGATCTTTACGCACCATGATTGAAACCCTGCCCATGCCGATGCCGGGAGATCCGGTGAAAGCGGATCACATCCGCACGCTCAGCCTCGCGCTGAAAAAGCGCACGCCTCAGCCCTCGCCGAGTCTGCGGCTGAAAAGCACCGCGAACGGCTTCACGTATGAGTCCGTCATGAACGGTGGCGGCCCTGGCGGCAGCGTCGGCGAATGGCACAACTTCCAGCCCTCGCGCGTAAATGCGGAGCTCATCACGCTCAGCCCTGGCACCATCAATGGGAACTACCCCACCATCGGCGGCACCAGCATCAACACCGATCCGCGCCCGCAGCTCACCATCGTCGGCACCACCGGCACCACGAACATCGTCTATGCCGTCGTCACCTTCACGCTGACGACGGACAACGGCTTCGTCACCGGATTCACCGGCAGCAGCTACACGATCGAATCCTACACCTCCGCGCAGAGCAACACCGCCACGAAACGCTACATCGAGCTTTTCCGCTGGCGGAATGGCGCGCTGCTTTCCACCACGCAGTATTGGAACATCGGCCTTCGCGCCGAGGATAGCGGCAGCGCCAGCAGCACCGCCGTGTGGGTGCAGTGGAATTCGTGATCTGCCGCCGCCATGCTCCCCGTCCGCTATCCCACCAGCAGCAACAACCGCACGCCCCCGCAGCGACAGGCGCTGGTCTATTCGGAGTTCACCTACACCGACGCCTTTGGCACCATCAATGCCAAGCGCAAAAACGTCGTGCGTGGCAAAGCGCTCACCACCGCCGGCACCACGATCTCGAATGCCTACAATCAGGAAAGCGCTGTGGACATCGAGGTGCAGGGCTACCTGATGCCCGTGAAGATCAAATGGACCAAGGACACCTACACCTTCGTCGCAGGCTTCGGCACCGTCACCGCCACCGCCGAGGAGGAGCAGAATCTCACGAGCAGCAATTCCTTCACGCTGAATGTCCCGTGGGCCGGAGCACAGCCAGCGAACGGCCTTTGGTATCTGAAACGGAACTTCCGCATCAGCCGCCTTTTTTGACATCCACGCGCACGCGTGACGATCACGGCCTATCTCAACTCCCGCACCGGTGCCATTCTCAACAGCCAGGGCGGCCACGCGCCGCTCGGTGGCCGCGAAATCTGCGCCGGCATGCCCCCGGATACCGCCTTGCAGCTCCAGCTCGGCGACACGCCCACCCTGCGCCTCCGTGTTTTCGATCCCTGGGAGGACGACAGCGTCACGCTCCTCGCCACCGACACCGTGCTCACCGCCACGCTGAAGGCGTGGAACGATCACAATGGCGACGCCCTCGCCCGCATCGCCGATGACGATTGGGACAAGCCCGCCACCACCAGCGACAACGCGCAGGCCGATCTCACCGACTCCCCCGGCGGCTTCTACGTCGGCACGCTCGATCTCAGTGGCGACGACCTCGCCGCGCTCATGCCCGCCGGCACGGATCGCTTTTACTGCCACCTCCAGGTGGAAACCGTCACCGCCGCCGGTGCCCGCCAAAGCAGCCCGTGGATTCCCGTGCTGATCCTCAGTGACATCTGCCGCGACACCGACACCGCCCCCACCAGCAGCACGCAGCCCGTGCCGAGCGCGCCGCTTTACTACAAAGCCATCACCGCCCTCACCGGCGGCGGCACCACCGCCCTCGATGGCATCTCCACCGTCGGCAAAGCCAAACTGCTCGTCGAGCTCTACGTCGATGACGAGATGCAGACCTGGCGCTTATTCGAAGCCACCACCGCCGAAGACGCCGCCAACGGCATCGTGCGCCCCGACGACTACAACGCCTCCACCAACGCCCAAGTCTGGAAGCGCCTCCGCTAACATTCCCCCGTCAATCCGGTCAACCTCGTCAACAACGTCCATGAAACGCCTATTCCTCTTCATCCTACTCCTCGCCGCCATTGCTTTTGCGCTACTCCCCACGCTCGCCCTCGCTCAGACCAAAACCGTCAACAAAACCATCAGCAACAACGGCCTCACGGAATCCCTCGTCGTCCCCACCGGCAAAACCCTCACCATCGCCAGCGGTGCCACCATCAACGCCGCCACCGGCAGCACCATCACTGGCTTCACCGCCAACGCCGTTTGGGGCGGCATCACCGGCACACTCAGCGCGCAGACCGATCTGCAAACCGCGCTCGATGCCAAAGCCTCGCTCACCGGCACCTACAGCGATCCCGCGTGGCTCACCGGGCTCGCCTGGTCAAAGCTCGGCAGCGTCCCGGCCGCCGTCACCGCCCTCGGCACCGCAGGCCTCGGCACCGGTGTGCTCACCGGCGATGGCACCGCCTACAGCTACCTCGGCATCACCACCAATCCGCGCGACAACGCCGATGCCGGAAAACTCGTGAAGACCGATGTCGTGGGCAACATCTCCGCCAAATCCATCCTCAGCCAGTCCGACGATCTCGCGAACTCCGCGTATCTGAACGGCGGCCTCATTCAAATCAGCAACGTCACCGGCACTTGGAACCTTCAGCCCTCCGCCTCCAGCGGTCTTTTCACCCTCAGTCTGCCCGGGGAAACCGGCACCCTTCTCACCGATGTGAGCGCGCTTTCGCTCGGCAAACTCGAAAGTGCCGGTGCCACCGATACGCAGGTCCTCACGTGGAGTGATGCCAACTCGCAATGGGAGCCAGCCACAGTGCTCAATCTGATCGCCGCCGGATCCATCGCGATCAGCAAGCTCGCCATCACCGGCACGCCCGATGGCACCAAATTCCTCCGCGACGACGGAAGCTGGCAGACTGTGACCAGCGGCGCGACGCTCGGCGCGAACACCTTCACCGGCCTCCAGCAATTCAGCGGCACCACACACGCCGGTCTGCGCCTCAACAACCTCACCACCACGCAGCGCGACGCCATCGGCTCGCCCGCCGCAGGCATGGTCATCTGGAACACCACTGCTGCCCGCATCCAAGCCTACAACGGCAGCGCCTGGACCGCCGGTATGGTCCGCCTCGATGGTGACACGATGACCGGCACGCTTGTCCTTCCCGCCGGCACTGTCTCCGCGCCGTCGCTCACGTTTGGTGACTCCACCAGCGGCATCTATCGCAGCGCGAGCGGCGAGGTCGCGCTCACCAGCGGCGGCACGCAGCGCCTGCGGTCAACATCCAGCGGGGTCACGGTCACCGGCCCACTCACCGTAGGGGCTGGCGTCATTCATGATTATGGGTCAGGGCAGCTTGGTATTGGGTCGGGAAGTCACTATGCCTTCAGCAGCGGATTCTCAGCCACGGGACTGCTTCGAGTTAGCACTTCAGGGTTGGGTAATGGTAATTTCGTTCAGATCCGGCCGATTGCAGCAAACACGGGCCTTTGGGAAAACGGCACCACTGCGCAGGCTATTTATGTTGCCAATACCTACACAAGTGCAACGAGCTACGAAGCCGCCGGCATCCGCTGGAGCAGCAACGTCGCCATCTTTGGACCCGTCAAAGGCAGCGGCGGCGGCAGCTCGCGCAACGCGCAGTATCACACCACGGAGACGGGCGTCTATTGGAGCAGCGGCAGCGGCAGTCCCGAAAGCGTCGTCACCGCTCCCGTCGGCAGCATCTACACTCGCACCGACGGCGGCGCAGCGACCACGCTCTACATCAAAGAATCCGGCACCGGAAACACCGGCTGGATTGCCAAGTAAAAACAGAATTTGACTTAACCCATGCCATATGGGCCATGACGCCGAAGAACACGAAACCCGCATCGCTCGCCTCGAGCGCACCGTCTATGGCGGTGACGACAGCCGCGATGGACTCTCCGCACGCATGCACCTGACCGAAACCACGCTCGAAAAAATCGACGCCACGCTCAGCAAACTCAACTGGCTCATCATCGCCGGAGTCGTCGTCGGCATCCTCAATCTCATCCTCAGCAAACCCGGCTCCGGCCCCGCGCCCACACAATCCACCAGCGTGATCACCGGCGACGCCGCCGCCGATCCCACCAAAGCCGCCCTCATCGGCACCCATCGCGAGTATTTGACCACCTCCGACGTCGCCCGCATCGAGCAAGTCAGCGTCCGCGAAGTGCAGGACATGATCGTCAACGGCGAGATCCAGCCAGTCCCCGTCAAAGACGGCCGCGAATACCGCATCCTCGCAAGCTACCGCATCCAGCCGCAAACTGCCGCAGATTGCGGCGAACAGCCGCAGTGATGCACGCACGTTGTTCACGCTTCAGCGTGTCCAGTTTTTGACATCGCGCGGCGCATCATGCGCACCCTCGTCCTCTTCATCAATGGCATCCACGCCGATCCCGGCGACGCCGATGGATGGACCGATCGCGCCGTGACCTGGACGCACACTCGCACGCCCGATGGCATTTATGGCGAAAAATTCGAATATCACACGAACTTCGCCACGCGGTTCATCCGCCAGCGTGCCCGCACCGAGGCCGTCGCCAACATGATCGGCTTTTATCGCCGAGCCGGATTCACCCGCATCATCGGCGTCGGCCACAGCAACGGCTGCGCCATCCTTGCCGGGCTGCTCACCAGGCTCAACGTGCCCCTCGAAAGCGTCCACCTCTTTGCCCCTGCTGCCGAGCCCGCCGACTTTGCCACCGCGCTCCGCCAAGGCAGTGTCGGCCGCATTTACCTCTACGGTAGCACCAAAGACGCGCCCCTGCGACTCCTCGCGCCCGTCTCCAAGCTCCTCTTTGGCTGGGCAGGCCTCGGCTACGGCAACCTCGGAGCCAAGGCGGAGCAATTCACCGCCGCGCATCCTGGCGACGTCGTCAACGCCTCCAACAACACCTACGGACACAGCGACTGGTTCGCCCGCGGCGATCAATTCGAAGACACCATGCGCCAGATCTTCGAGCACGAGCAGATCCCCGTTTTCACCCCGCGCATCCACGCCCCCACCGACTGAACCGGTTATGCTCGCCGCCGCCACCAATCTCCCGGAGCTCCTCGGCCTCATTTTCACCGCGCTCGCCCTGATCATTTGGGGGCTGTGCTCCATTTTCCGCTCATGAACATCACCGAAATCATTGCCCTGCAAAAACGCCTCAAAGTCGAGCCCGATGGTTTTTGGGGACCCAAAAGCATCGCCGCCGCGCAAGCTCACCTGCGCGCCCTGATGCCCAAAAAGAATCCCTGGCCAAAAAGCTCGCAGGCCGATCTGCAGGCCTTCTACGGCTCCCCCGGCGATGAATCCAAGCTCGTCAATCTCGACGTCAGCGGCCTCGGCATTTGCTACGACAACCGCCCCGTCAAAACCATTCGCTGCCACCGCCGCGTCTCTGAAAGCCTCGAGCGCATCCTGATCGCCCTCAACGCGAGCCCGCACAAAGCCATCCTGCGACGCTTTGACGGCTGCTACGCGAACCGCCCCATGCGCAACGGCCGCCTGCCCAGCCTCCACGCCCGCGGAGCCGCCATCGACTTCGACGCCGAGTCCAACGGTCTCAACACCCCCTGGCCCGTCCGCGCCACCATGCCTTTTGAAGTCATGGAAATCTTCGCCTCCGAAGGCTGGCTCCCCGCCGGCGCATTCTGGCACCGCGACGCCATGCACTTCCAGAGTTCACAGTAGCGCATCGTTTCACGCGCGGCTGAGTGTGTAAAACGCGTGTAATTGACCGCGCCGACTGCGCCCACGTAGGCAATCCAGAACGCTTCAACTCCCCTCGCCTCCACCCTTTTTTGAGGGGGTGGAATGGGGTGTTTTAGTGGGGGAAATGGCGTTTTGGCGGGGGAGATGGGGAAAATGACGTTTTGGGCCTTTTTGGGCTTTTTTTGGCTTTTTGGCGTGTGTAATGGTGGGTAATGAAAACGGGCGAAATTGTTTCCTATGGCGGGGCCTCGGTGCGGATTAAACCGCGCTCGAATGGTTTTTTTGCAATCACGTGGCGGGAGGCGAAGAAGGGGCGCTCGACGACGGCGGTTTCGCTGGAACGGGCGCGGAGGTTTGCTCGGGCGAAGGTGCGGGAGTTGGCGGGGGCGGCGGGATCGCGGGTGGTGACGGTGCTGGAGGCGCAGGCGGTGGAGGGACTGAAGGAGATCGTGGGGGCGCGGTCGCTGCCGGCGGTGGTGGAGCAGCTGCGGGATGTGGTGGCGCGTGTGGGCGGGTTTTCGCATGTGGTGCGTGCGTGCGAGGCTTACTTGCGCGCAGGCCATGGCAAGCTGATTCAGGCGACGATGGAGGAGTCGGTGGAGTCGTTTCTGCGGGGGTTCAAGGTGGGGCTCTATAAGCGCGGGTTGCAGAAGGAGCTGCGGGCGTTTGTGGAGGCGGGTGGCCGTGGGGATGTGCTGATCACGGATGTGGATGAGGGGATGCTGCGGGCGTGGATTGCTCGGGCGAATGCGGATGGTGGCGAGCCTGGGTGGCGCTATTTCAACAACCGCTTGGCGACTTGGAAGACCTTTATGAACTGGGCGCGGAAGCAGCGGATGCTGGTGCGTGAGGAGGGGCATGCGGCGGAGCTGATCAAGCCGGCGCGATGGGTGGATAAGGTGCCGGAGATCTGGACGGTGGATCTGGCGCGGCGTGTTTTGCAGGTGGTGCGGGAGGAGCTGAATGAGTCGCTGACTTACCTGGTAGTGGGCTGCTGGATGGGCCTGCGGCCGTTTGAGATGGGGCGGGTGGTGCCTTCGAAGTTTGATTGGGAGCGGGGGTATTTGTGCGTGGATGCGGATGTGGCGCAGAAGGTGATGCAACAGCGGTTTGTGCCGATCCCGGCGAATGTGCGGGGGCTGCTTTATGATCGGCTGACGGCGGCGGAGTTGTTTTGGGGGGCGCGGCAGGGTCGGCGGAAGGCGCGGCACATCGTGCGGAGTGATGACCAGGTGTTTGTGTCGCGGCTGCTGCGGAAGCGCGGGCTGATTGAAAGCTGGCCGCAGGATGTGATGCGGCATTCGTATATCAGCTACAGGCTGGCGCAGGGGCATGGTCGCGGGCAGGTGGCGGAATGGTGCGGGAATAGCGAGAGTGAGATCCGGAGGAGTTACCGGAGGCCGTTGCGGAAGGAGGATGGGGAGGGGTGGTTTGGGGTGGGTTTGTGATCTGACTCCGACTCCTGCTCCTACTCCGACTCGATCTGAGGGAGACGGAGTAGGAGGCGGAGTCGGAGGAGGATTGGATGGGTATGAAAAAGGCCGCTCGATGGGAGCGGCCTTTTTTTGTGGACAGGATTGACGGGGTTGACCGGATTGACGGTGAATCAGGGCATGTAGGCGGCGGGGCGGAAGATGTAGAAGAAAATGAGCGCGGCGATGGCGGTGAGGGCGAGGGTGACCCAGACCCAGTCGATGCGTTTGGGTGGGGTGTGGAGATGGGAGTGGCAGTAGGGGCAGAGGGTGGTGAGCGGGGAGACATCGGTGCCGCAGTGGCCGCAGTAGGGGACGGGGCGCTTTTTGATGTCGCAGGCGTAGCTGAGGACGGCAAACAGAGGGCACAAGATGAGGCCGATGAGCAGGGGGACGAAGAGGAGCGAGAGGATGGCGAGCACGGCAAAGCCAAAGCCAACGAGGCGGCTGCCGCTGGTTTCGTGGCGGGTCATGCGCCAGGCTTGGATGGGTTCGGAGGTTTGCATGAGGTGACGGGGTGTTAGCTGCGGCGATTGCTTTGGCTGGCGGCGGCGGCCAGGAAGAGGCCGATGATGACGAAAATGCCGATGCCGAGGACCTGCGCGCAAGATTGGAGGAATTCGATCATGAGTCGCGGTTTTTGGCGCGGGGTTTGCGGGAGGGTTTAGGAAATGCGCCTAGCGTTTCGTCGCGGGCGGGAATGGGGGCGGGTTTGGCGCTCTCGTTGAGGCTGACCACGTGCTGCGCAGGCAGCGGCACAATGTTCGCAATCTCCGCGGCCGGTGCGGACGCGCGGGAACGCGAGGTGGAAGCGACAAGATGAACACGGGAAGTTGGCGGCGTCCATGCGGGCGGTTTTACTAAATCCGCGCCGGTTTGGGAAGGACTTTTTTGGTGTTGGGTGCTGCTGACGATTTTGAGCGGCAAGGTGAGGCTTTCGTTAGCTTCGTAGCTATCGAGGGAGGCGATGAGTGCGGCGCGTGCCAGGGACACGCCTTCGATCAAGGTGGCAGCTTCGAATCTGCGGAGGCGCTCATCGGTTTTTTCGTCGAGGCGAATGCCAAGGATGCGTGCGTTTTTGGTGCTCATGTTGTGCACTGTGCATCATAAAGTTAACTTTGTCATCAAAAAGTGTTTGCGCGTGTCGTTATCATCGTTAACAATGATAACGCATGAATAAAAAAGCACCTGCCACTGTCGCCGCCGCATCGCCTGCGGCCAACCGAATCACTGTGACGCTGCCGCCGGATCTGAATGTCGGCGCGGAGGAAGTCAGCACGGAAACTGGAGTGAGTGTGAGTGACCTGCTGCGGCAGGGCATGATCCGCATCCTTTTGGAGCGGCGCGAAACCGGCGGCGTGAAGCTGATGCAACTGCCGAAGCCTGCTTTGGCCGCCTGACACCCCTTTTCCGGCCCGCTGCCGCCACTCTGGGGAGAGTGAGAGCCCGATGGGCTCGGCGGTGGCGGGCGGGAGACTTTGAAGAGCAACCGAACCCTAAACCTAACGACGACGATGAAACTGAAGCGATCCACCTCTTACCTGCTGCTAGCCGTGCATTTCGTGGCTGGTGCGGCCCGTGCGGCGAGCCTGATGCATGAGTGCGCCGACAGCCGCGAGGCATTTGGCAACCTGAGGGCGATGCGCGCGGCGAATGCCCGCGCCTGCCTGCGTGATCATGCCTACCACACGCAGCGCGAGGCGTGCGGTGTGACCGGACCGACAATGAAGCAACTCGGAACAGCCGGCTGAAGCCGGGACTACACAACCCAAACCAAACCATCGAGGAAGCGATGAAAGCGAACGAACCAATATCTTTATCTCTTTGCTCCAGCGCGGAGCTACTGCCTTGGCAGATGACGTGGAGTGGACGCACTTGGAAGGATATGCCGGGTGCTTCGGTGGAGGATCAGCGGCTGAATTTTGCGCTGTTTCGGCGCGGGCTGCTGGAGGTGGTGGAGGATGCGGAGACGGGGGAGCTGGTGAGCGCGGCTTCCTGGGCAAACACGAAACGCGTTTCGGGGCTGCCGATCGATGCGGCGGCGCGGGCGGATCGCCAGGCGCGGCATCTGGAGATGGTGGCGGAGGTGCAGGCGCACGGGGCGGCGGCGGTGATGGCGCGGCGCAGGCCGCGGGTGTGGGAGAAGCGGAAGGCGGCTGCGGCGGAGCGGATGGCGGCGCGTGAGGCGGCGCGCTCGGTGATCGCGGCGGAGGTGGGGGTGCTGCGGATTCGTCTGCAAAAGGCGGTGGCAGAGGGGCTGGTGCTGAACCGGCTGCGGGAGCGGCTGGGCACGGTGGGCCTGAATACGGTGCATGGCATCCTGAGAGGCCGGCGGACGGTTTGCACGCCGCAGGTGCGGGAGCGGCTGACTTCAGTCCTGCGGGCGTTTGAGGCGGATGCGCAGGATGCGGAGTCGGTGGCGGCGCGGCGGGAGCTGTGCCGTTCAAAGAAGTCGGTGAAGGCGGAGGCGCGCTTGCGGGCGGGTGAGGTGCCGGAGGGGCATCTGACGTATCGGGCATGGCTGGATCGTGAGGCGGCGCGCCTGGGGACGACGGGGCATGCGCTGTATTGCCTGATCAATCGGAAGAAGGTGCAGCTGCCGAGGCTGATGAAGCTGCACAAGCGATGTTTTTTCGTGCCGGAGGAGGAGACGGCGCGGGCGGCGTGAGGCCGCGAGGGATGACCTGACTGACCGGAATGACCTGACTGACTGACCACTGACCACTGACCACTGACCACTGACAACTATGACGAACGGACTACATTTTGGAATTGAATACGCGGGGGCGTCGCGGCGCTCGATGCGGGCGAGGAGAACGGCTTGGAAGGCGATGCGGCTGCTGGGGCTGTCGGCGCTGTGTGGCGCGGCTTGGAGCGCTGGCAAGGCGGCGGAGTCGCTGCCGTATGCGGAGCCGCTGGAGGCTCCGTGGCGGGCGACGGATGTGGCGCTGTGCTACCTGATCGGGTCGCTGTGTGTGATCATCGTGATCATGCTGGTGGCGAATGCGGCGCGGGAACGCAAGCTGCGCCGGTGGGCCGAGAACGCGGAGGCGCTGGAGCTGGGAGAGGCGTATGCCGATGACGAATGGAATCCGTATGCGGGGCAGTGGGCGGTGCGGGAGCCATTGAAAAATGGAAATTCGAAATTGGAGAGTGGAAATTCGAACGCGGGAGGTGCGGCGTGAGCACGGATTACACGATGACGATCACGGGACCGGATGGGATGCCGGTGATGGTGATGCAGATGGATGCGACGCTGCGGACGGTGCGGAGTGCGTCGGTGGACGATGCGCAGCTGCAGACGCTGCTGGTGGTGACGAGCGTGGCGGCGGGGACGGTGGAGGGTGAGTGCATCCGCGCGCGGGCTGAGAGAGTGGAACTGAAAACTGAAAAGGGAGGAACTGAACCATGAGCGCAGGACTTTACGCGATCGCGGATGTGGCGAGGTATTTTGGGTGCCGGGCGCAGGAGGTGTCGCGCATGATCGAGGTGGATGGGCTGCCGGTGGTGCGGCTGCCTGGGGCGGCGCGTGAGGTGCGGAAGATCGCGCTGCATGGGCTGCATCGCTGGCTGAAGAAGAAGCACACGGGCGAGGGAGCCTTCATGAGCGTGGAGGAGCTGCAGGCGGAGATCGCGGCGGCGAATGCGGGGGTGGTGACGCGGAGTGATCCGGGTCTGACGCAGCTGCGCGCGTGCGTGGAGATGGTGTTTGAGGCGGTGAAGACGGAGATGGGAAGGAGGGCGGCGTGATGAGCTTTGTGATCGACCAGACGAAGGCACCGGCGACGGTGGCGGTGCGGGATCATCCGATGCGGGAGCTGATGGAGGCTCGCGCGAAGATGGAGCAGTGGGGGGAGCAGGTGCGGCTGATCAAGGAGCTGCTGGAACTGCCGGAGGTGAGCGCGGCGGACAAGATGACGCTAAGCCTGGAGCTAATGACGGCGAAGAGCTGCCTGCTGGCCTGCGCGAACATCATCACGGCGTGTGAGGAGCGCATGCGCCAGCAGGCGCGGCGACTGGAGCAGCGATGGGGGTGGCTGCTTTGAGGGGACATCAATGACCGGAATGACCTGAATGACGAGCAACTGAGAACCGAGAATGAACGCATTTACCAACGAGTTTTACGACATCGCGCAGGAGGAGGCCTTTAGCATGGGCTTTGATGCGCTGCATGTGCGTGCGCCGGATGAGGTGGTGATGGAGATGGAGGATGAGAGTGTGAGACGTGAGACGTCAGAGGTGAGAGGTGATGGGCTGGAGCGGGCGCGGTGTCTGATTTCGATGGTGATGGCGATCACGACGGGGGTGACGTGTGTGCGGGAGATCCGGGACCGGCTGGCGGTGGTGGTTTCGTATCTGGCGCCGGATCTGCTGGACCGGGATGTGTGGCATGGGCGGAAGGATTGGGCGGCGGTGCGTGCAGCGATGAGTCGCTGCGAGGCGGTGGAGTGGGAGCATGTGAGCGGCCGGCTGCTGGTGGAGATGCTGACGGCGAAGGGCTGGAGCGAGCGCGAGGTGGGCAAGCGGGCACTGTGCCTGGTGTATGCCTTCGTGCCGGATGAGAGTGTGCGGCCGCCGATCGCGCGGAGTTTTTCGACGATGGGGGAGGCGATCGGGCTGACGGCGACGAATAAGCGCAGTGCGATCAGTGCGGCGATGCAGAGTCTCGTTTTGGAGATGGTGCACCGGGCGCAGCGGGTGAGCGGGCGGAAGGGGACGGGGGAGTTTTGGTTTATGAAGCGGTCGCACTGCCGGGAGGCGCTGAGTGTGGCGATGAAGGGGAAGCAGAATCGGAAGAAGAAGGGGCAGAAGGCGGAGAGCGGAGGGCGGAGTGCGGAGAGTTTGAAACCGCTGAAGGTGGAAGGGAGGGCTGCGTGAATGACGCATTACGGCACAAACTTTAATGAACATGCCCCGCTGATTCGAGCGGTAGTATTTTCGCCAAATGCCAACGGCAAATCCAATCTGAATTGCGATGTGATTGTGATCGCAACGGTGGGTGACAGTTTGTTTTTAGCGCGAGAGAGCTTTTATCAGTATGGTGGACACGGTTGTGTTGCGGGGGCTCAATTTGATTCGTTTTTCAAACAGGAAGAGGGTCTGCTTTCTTATTGGGCGCAGAAAGCCGATCAGGTGAAAGGTGCCGAGTGGATCAACCTCAATGAAGCGCGGGAAAAAGGAATTAAACGGGCCGCGCAAATTTTAGAGAACGGCTATTCACCTTGGATCGATCGGGTTGAGGTTGATTCACGATGCCTCATTCGGTTTGATACGATCAGGGGTTATATCAACCCTTATACCGGTAAGATCGAACGATGCTTTGAACGTCGTAACGATGTGGATTTATCGTTACTGCTTAAAGCGGCGAGTAAGAATCCAATGTCCTTTTCAAACTTCGTGAAAGGATTGGAACCGGACATCTCCGCGGTGCACAGTTTCCAAGGCGGATCAGTTTACTGTCCAAAGTATGATTGGCGCGAGTTTCGTCATGTGGTGGCTGAACTGCCAGTGTTGCCGTTTAAATACAGGATAGGGCATTCGGTTAAACAAGGGAGAGCGATGATGGTGAGGCAACTGAATGAGGCTTTGCAGGATATTGGCCCTTATCGATCTTTTTTAAATGCCAAAGCCAATGTCTGGTATGCGGCGAGTGAGGTGGTTGCGAGGGTGCAGTCGTTATTTAAATGGAGGACGATCCAAGATGGCAACAAAGGCGTGATCAAAGCAATCCGCCGGGCGGTGAAAGCGGGTGTGGCAAGCACGGCGGGAGCGCGCCGGTGGTTTCAAAAGTTTCACGCGATCAGCCTGCTGGGCGGCTGGGCGCGACGTGAGGAAGAGGCCCGGAAGCAATCAACCAACAAGGAAGCATAACAATGAAGACAGATACGACGATTCAAGGAACGCAGGGCCGCATCGCGGAGCTGCAACAGGCCATTTTCACCGGCGTGGAGGCTTGGAAGAACGCTGGGCAACTGCTGGTCCAAATCATCGAGCAGGACGGGCTGGCATTGGGTGAGATCGCTGAGAAGGCGGATCTGCCGCTGGATGTGCTGGCACAACTCGAAAAAATCGGGCGCAACCAACTGGTGCCTCAGCTTTTGCTGGCTGAGTATCCGGCGGCGCGAAAGCTGGAGCGCCTGCCGATGAGCGAGCAGGAGCGGCTGATGCTGGAGCCGGTGGAGGTGATGGTGATGAAGGATGGGCAACCGGACACGCTGCGTGTGCCGGTGCGCCATCTGACCGGTGCGCAGGTGCGGCAGGTGTTTGCGAGCAACCATGTGCGGACACTTTCGGAGCAGCGCCAGTGGATCGAGAGCCAGCGACCGCAGGCAAGCGAGCCGGTGAAGATGGATGTGCCCTATGTGCTGACCCGCAAGGGCAGCGTCATTTTCCATCAGGGCTGTGAGATGACCGCGAAGGAGCTGCTGAGGATCGCGGCGCAGCTTCAAGACTGACAAACCGCACGCTGAAGCGTGAACAACGAACAACGAACAACGAACCAAGAAACACGAACGATGAAGACGATTGAACCGACGAGAGAATTGATCCCGCTGAAGCTGATCGAGCCCTGGGCGCGGAATCCGCGTGGGGGTGAGCTGCGGGAGATGGAGAGCTTTACGGAGCAGCTGCGCATGGAGGGCATCCGGGAGGATGTGCATGTGTTTCGCGATGCGCAGGGGGTGCTGCGGCTGATGCAGGGGCATCGCAGGCGCGAGGCGGCGGGGCGGCTGGGGCTGGAGGCGCTGTGGGCGAAGGTGTGGCCGTTTGATGAGAGTGAGGCGTTTTTGCATCTGATCACGATGCAGCAGGGGGCGGACCCTTTTGATGCTCGGGAGCTGGCGAAGGCGTCGCGCACGGCGATGGAGATGGGGATCGAGAAGGAGCGATTGATCGGGGTGATGCACCGGAGCGCGGAGACGGTGCAGCTTTACCTGGATCTGGGGACGCTGCCGCATCGGGTGCAGGAGGCGGTGTATCGCGGGAAGCTGGCGCTGGGGACGGCGGGGCTGATGCGTCAGCTTTCGAAGGAGCAGATGGAGCTGGCGATGGATGGGGTGCTGAACAATCCGATCACGCAGGAGGCGATGACGGAGGGGCAGGCGCGGGTGTATATCGAAAATCAATTCCTGAAGCCGGAGCGCTGGCGGAGGGAGTGGGAGGTGCTGTGTCTGAAGGTGAAGCGGAAGCTGGTGGCGGGCGGGATGGATGGGGGGCTGGTGGATGTGGTGCAGTGGGAGGATCGGGAGCAGTTCGTGATGAGCGAGGCGCTGCCGCAGAGTGCGTATGCGCTGTGCGAGGAGCACATCGAGGATGGGCTGCTGGTGAAGCCTGGGGAGCCGATGACGTGGGGTGCGCTGGCGCTGAGCCTGGGCGTGCCGTGGCATGTGGCTCCAGCGATGGCGCGGACGGAGAAGCATGTGCTGGTGGTGAAGGTGAGCGCGGTGAAGGATGCGGATAGCACGAGCGCGGAGAAGGTGCTGCGGGGAAGGGGCAAAAATCCTGCGCCGGCTCCGACTCCTACTCCGGCTCGATCTGAGGGAGGCGGAGAAGGAGACGGAGGCGGAGAGGTTGATGGAGGCGGAGAAGGAGACGGAGTCGGAGGCGGAGGTCTCAAAGTCTCCGAGTCTCATGGTCTCCCGGTCTCCGAGTCTGCTTTCGATGAGGTGCGGTGGCGGAAGGTGCATGGGGCGCTGATGCTGAAGCCGGAGGCTGCGATGCAGAATGCGCTGTGGGAGGCGCTGATGGGCACGCAATGGGAGGCGCTGGTGGAGATCCTGCCGAGCGAGAGCTATGCGAGCCTCATGGGTGAGCTGAACCGCGACGGGGTGAAGCGGAAGGGGCTGCGATGGTGCCTGCTGGCGTGCGTGGCGCTGGCGCTGTGCGCGGAGGATGAGGAAGGCCTGAGCGTGGTGGAGGGGGCGCTGGGGACGGCGGGGTGACCGGAATGACCGGAGTGACCTGAATGACGGGGAGGCACGCTGAAGCGTGAACAACGAACGAAGAACGAAGAACTGACGACCATGCGCGACTGGGAGGACATCAAAGCTGACATTATGAGCCGGGTGGATTTCCGCCAGGTGGCGGAGTGGGATGGAGTGGCGATGAAGAAGTCGGGGGCGGGGCTGTGGGTGGCTTGTTGTCCGTTTCACACGGAGAAGTCGGGATCGTTTAACATCGGGGGGAAGAAGGGGTTTGAGCATCGGGGGCATTGCTTTGGCTGTGGCTGGGATGGGGACGTGTTTGCGTTTTGGATGGAGCGGCGGGGCTGTGATTTTAAGGCGGCGGTGATGGATCTGGCATCGCTGGCGCATGTGCCGGTGGGGGATGGGGTGGAGTGGACGCGGCCGGAGGTGAAGCGGACTCGGCAGCCGGAAAGGCGGCCTGATGTGGAGACGGTGCGGCCGCAGATGCCGCCACTGCGTCACCTGCGGAAGGAGGAGTGCGTGGAGCTGGGCAAGGCGCGGGGGATCGATCCGGAGGCGATCTGGGTGGCGGCTCGGGTGCATCAGCGGGCGGCGTTTTCGCGCTGGCCGCTGTTTTGCGGGCGTGATGGGGCGTGGCGGGATCGCACGGCAGGGGCGTGGCCGAGCTGGTGTGCGATCGATGAGACGCGGAATACGGCGGAGTTTCGCCGGCTGGATAATGGGCTGTATCCGAAGCAGGACGGCGGGGAGATCAAGGCGTGGGGCCTTGCTGGGAAGAACTGGCCGCTGGGGGCGGCGAGTCTGAATGGCCGGAAGTGTGTGATGCTGGTGGAGGGTGGGCCGGACATGCTGGCGGCCTACGATCTGCTGATGCGGTGGCGGATGCTGGATCGGGTGGCGGTGGTGTGCATGCTGGGGGCGGGGAACCGGATGCGTGAGGAGTCGCTGGCGCATTTCGCTGGCTGCCGGGTGCGGATCATGGTGGATGCGGATGCGCTGAAGGATGCGAATGAGCCGGACAGCAACGGCCGCCTGGTGAAGCGGAAGGTGCCGGGGATGGAGGCGGCGATGCGCTGGGAGGAGCAGCTGACGGGCGCGGGGGCGGCGGTGGAGTCGTTTTTCGTGGGGCCGGTGTATGAGCCGGGGTCGCTGGCTCGCTGGTATGCGCGCGAGATCGATGCGGCGGCGGTGGAGGTGATCGAGCCGGGGCTGTGCGATGCGGAGGGGAAGCCGGTGAAGGATGTGAATGATCTGATCCGCGCTGGGCCGCAGGTGCTGGGCCGCGAGGAGGTGCGGGCGGCGGCGCGGGCGTGGGATTTTTGAAATGACAGTGGCGTGAGTGAGCAACCAACAACCAACCAAAGACGAGGAAGAAACTATGGCGAAGAAAGCATCAGCGAAGACTGAGAAGGGCGCGAATCCGCGGCGTGGTCGCATGAAGGCGACGGCTGATGGGCAGGCTGCTTTTGAGGGCGGTGCTGGTGCTGCTGCGCCGAAATTTTTCAACGCGCAGGAGGTGTGCGAGGAGATGAACCTTTACTGGTATCATGAGCGCGGGGATGCGTTTCTGATGCGTGGGCCGGATAGACGCTGGGCGCAGTGGACGAAGGATGCGTGCGTGGACCGGATGCGGGCGCTGCCGGGGCGCATGATCGCGATCAAGGCGAGGGAGAATGAGATGCTGAGCGAGGCGAAGCAGGTGCTGCTGCATGCGCGGGAGCACAGGGCGCTGGATGCCGTTTTGCCGTCGCTGCCGGGGTATCGGAGCGGGATTCATGAGCTGGACTCGGGGGAGAAGGTGCTCGTCAAACATGAGCCGGTGATGGTGGTGCCGACGCCGGGTGAGTGGCCGCACATGCGTCAGCTGATCGAGGGGCTACTGGATCGGCGTGAGGAGGGCGGGGTGGATCAGTCGGTGTTTTTCCATGCGTGGTGCCAGGTGGCGGCGCGGGCGATCCGTGAGGGTGAGCCTGGGCACTGGCGGGCGGGTCATGCGCTGATTTTGACGGGGCCGGCGGGTTGCGGGAAAAATAGGTTGCAGGAGCAGATCATCACGCCGCTGCTGGGTGGGTATGGTCGCTTTGCAGACCCGGCGAAGTTTTTGTTTGAGAGCGATGAGTTTAACGGGGATGTGTTTGCGGCGGAGCACTTGATGCTGTCGGAGATCCCTATGCCGAGTCAGCGCACGGTGGATCGGACGAGCCTGGCGGAGAAGATCAAGCAAGTCGTGGCGAATCCGGCGCAGCGGATGCGTTTGATGCGGACGGAGCCTTGCACGGTGTCGCCGTTTTGGCGGCTGACAATTTCGGTGAATGATGACAAGGACAAGCTGCGGTCGCTGCCGCTGATCACGGGGGATTTTGGGGATAAGGTGCTGATTTTCCACTGCTGCAAGAAGCCGCTGCCGATCATCGAGCGCGATACGATTGAGAGTCAGCGCCGTTTCCGTGAGGTGATGCAGGAGGAGCTGCCGCATTACCTGCACTGGCTGCTGAATGAGTTCACGATCCCGGAGGAGATGCTGAGCTACACGGACGGCCGGAGTGCGACGCGCTTTGGTTTCCGCGAGTATCACGCGCCGGTGATCAAGGAGGGGCTCTTCGATGATACGCCGCATGCGGAGCTGCTGAGGCTGATCGATATGGCGACGTTTAGCAGCAAGGGCGGCTGGTCGCCGGATGATGAGGGGCCGCAGGTGAGCAATGCGACGCTTTGGGACATCCCAGGGGACAAGGAGGCGGTGGATGCCCACGGGGAGTCGCTGCGGCTGTGGTGGGGACGGGCGGAGACGCTGCAGATGCTTTTGACAGGGGAGGCGGGTTACGTGTGTAACGTGTCCACCATGGCGAAGAAGTTGTTTCAGCATTCGAGCAAGTGCTCGGTGCTGCTGGGGCGTTTGCACGATGATGAGACGATCCGTGGGGCGAGGCTGGAGAAGAAGGACACGAATCGCTGGAAGGGCTGGCTGATCGCGCCGCCCTCGAATTGAACCGCGAAGCGCCCACGATTGGCGCTGAATTGGAAATGCGGCTTGTGTGACGGTGCGTGACGCACCTTATGGCGTCACTCCGTCACCGTGGAACGCCTAAACTTGCGATGTGGAACGTGATTCGTGACGATGTGCCGTGCTGGTTGATGGCATTGGTTTGTGCAAGCCGCGTTTCCTTTGTGTATAGGATAGCTGATGCTGAAAGAGGCATTAAGGGCTGTCACTCCGTCACAAAGTGGCTGGCGGCTTGAGTTTTCAAGGGGTGGGCGGTGACGGGCGTGCCGTCACTCGGGTGGCAAAAGGAATCTTTTTATGCCCCCGGTGCCTTAGTCGGGTTTATTGTCCACACGCAGGGGGAAATAGTGTCGCGTCACTGGCAAAACGACATGCGCGGGCGCTGTGTGTGTCGCTTTGGGCTTTGACACGTCGCAAAACGTAAATTGCGACAATGGGAAGGACTGCGACACATGGATGGTCTGCTGCGGTGATCAAGGCTTACGCCGAGAGCATCGGGGCAACTGTCCGCACGGCTCAGCGGCATGCGGCGCAAAACACCGATGACTTCCAGCGCTTCACGCGTGGAGTGGTGGGGGATGCCATGGTCAAAACACCGGTCGATGTCGCACCTTTGCCGGTGGATGCGCCAATGTCCGCTCTTGGGCCGCCGGCCGCGCCGCCGGAAGTCGGCATCGACGACGAAAACCTGTCCGAGACCGGCCGCATGCTCAAAGCCGCCTGGACGATGTGGCGCGAGCACTACCGGCAGTGGAACGCCTGCCGCGGTGGCGGCGTCGATCGCATGGGCAAACCCATCACGGCAGACCACCCGATGATGCTCATGCACGCCAAGATCCTCATCGATTTGCGCAAGGCCTACAACGACGCGCTCGCCAAGCACCAGTCGTGGCAAATCGACGCCCGCCGGCTGATCCCGGTCAATGAATTCCACGCGTTCCGCTCCGAGTTCCTCCTGCCGGTCACCTCGCTCATGCGCAACGCCCCACCCGAACTCGCGCCCCTCGTCAATCCCGGCAACCAGCAGCAAGCCATCGCGGGGGCTCAGCAGTGGCTCACGCAGCGCTTCATGCCAGCCGTGGAGCGCATGCTCGAAGGCCTCGCCGGTCTCGCTCCCTCGCTCAAATCCGCATGAGCCTCATCGCCGACATCGTCCGCGGGGATTTCCAATTCACCACCGATCCGCCCGTCGTGGACTGGTCCGAGTCCAATCTCGTTCTCCCCGCCGCCATGGCTCCCGCATCGCCAGGGCCATTCAGCACCGAGCGCCGCCCGTATATGCGCGAAATTTTGGCGTGCGGGCATCCTCAGAGCGGCGTCCGATCACTCACCGTCACCGGCGGCTCGCAGACCGGCAAAACGACCTGCTGCATCCTCATTCTGGCCTACCGCATCCCGCACGCCCCGGGCCCCACGCTCATCCTCGGCAACTCCGAAGATTGGCTGCGCGTCGAAATCAGCGACAAACGCCTCGCCGCGCTCATCGAGGCCAATCACTGCCTGCGCATCCACAAGCCCTTCGACGCGCACAACTTCCGCAAGCTCGCCATGCAGATGAGCGGCGGATTCATCGTCTTCGAGGGCATCAATTCCGACACGTCCACCAGCGGCAGCACCCAGCGCCTCGTTTACATCTGCGAAGCCGCCAAGATCGTCCACCACGAGCGCGACCAGGCACCCGAAGCCCACCCCATCAAGCTCGCCTTCGAGCGCACCAAGGAATTCCGCGGCCTCGAGCTGCAGATGATGGACTTCACGCCAAACACGCCTAATCACCTCGCGTGGCTCACCTACCTGCGCGGCACGCAGACCCACTTCCACGTCCCCTGCCCTCACTGCGGGCACTTCTTCCCGTTTGAGTTCGAGATCCGGAAAAACGGCGAAACCGTCCCCGAAGACGAGATGGAAACCACGCTCGAAGAAGAGCAAGAGCGCGCCGTGTCCGATCACTACCGTTCCCTCGTTTGGAGCCCCGATGCCCGCCGCGCCGATGGCTCCTGGGACATCCCACGCGTCCGCGAAACCATCCGCTACATCTGCCCGAAAAACGGCTGCGAGATCCACGACGACGACAAACCCGGCATGCTCTCCAAACTGCAAGCCGTCCACCACAATCCGAACGCGCTTCTCAGCGATCGCAGCTTCCGCATCCCGTCGTTTTACGCGCCCAAAGTCAGCTTTGGCGACATGGCCAAGGAGTTCCTCGAAAAAGGCGACCTCCTCACCACCGGCCTCCAAAACTTTTACAACTCCTGGCTCGCCCTCCCCTGGTCCATCTACGCCTTCAAAATCGGCGACAAGCACGTCAACGCCTGCATCGCCGGAGCCGAAGGCGGCGGCACCGACAAATACGCCCGCGGCGTCATCCCCACGCGCCCCTTGCACCTCGGCCTCTACGCCGACCCGGGCGAGCGCGCCACCGACTGGGCCGTGTGGGCACTCATGCCAAACGGCGATCTCATGGCGATTCAATGGGGCCGCCTCGCCAGTGAAAAAGCACTGCTCGATCCCGACTTTCTCCGCTCCCTCCGTTTCCCGCTCGCTGGCACCATGGATACCATGGTGCCCATCTCCGGCATCGTCGATAGCGGCTGGAACACCGAAGAAATCTACGACATCTGCCAAGCCTCCCGCGGCTTCCTTTGGCCCTCCAAAGGCGATCCCACCGCGAAGCGCGGATGGAACGTCACCCGCGCCGCCTCTCGCAACCGCGACGAGCTCGAGCTCTACACCTACTCCGACACCGAGCTCAAAGATGAAATGTATGGCCGCCGCATCCAGCGCCGCCGCGGACCGCGCATCATCTTCCCCACCGATGCCGACTCGCATCTTTTGACGGGCTTCACCAATCAAACCAAAGACCGCCAAACCGGCCGCTGGAAAGAAATCCTCAACGACCACCAAGGCGACTGCGGCAAACTCGCCCTCCTTCACTCCCAAATCCTCCGCGCCGGCGGCATCGTGAAGTTTTGACGGCGAACACCCAGCTCGCCGACTGAGCCCTAGCTCAGTTCGGCGCAGCGCACGTTCGGCGCGGTTTTTGACATGACCGCGCCGTCATGCCCGCTGATCTTGCCAAACTTGCTTCAAGCTATCGATTTGAAGCAAGGCTGAAATACTCCACCCTGTCTGAGCAAAAAAACTACCTTGTTCAAGGAGCTCTTGAAAGGTTTAATGACCGCAGCGGCGCGGAGGTAACCTCCAACGCTTTTGCAGGATCTTCATCAACTTTTCAATTTCGAGACGCAACCGCCACACCACAGGAGCATCAAGAGGCGCTGCAAATAGCCATCGAGGAACTCGAAAGCGAAATCGCCGGTGAAGTTGCCAAGTCACTGTGCCGTCCCTTCGGCATCCGTTTCGGCTCCGGCTGCGCTCCCGCTGAAGTTCTCGACCGCATCTGATCATGAGTTCCCGTCGCAAAAAATCCCCCAGCGCCACCGCGCCCGCCGCACCGATCACCAACGCGGCCCTCCCAGCCTCCTCCGGTGGTTACCGCAGCATGCCTACCTGGCAGCCGTGGAGCAACAAATCGATCGAGCGCATCCAGCGCTCCAAAGACATCGTGCAAATCAGCCGCTTCCTGCAAAGCGAGAACGGCATCCCGCAGGTGCGCTACGCCTGCCGCCAGCTCCCGCGCGAGGCCGTCGGCAAAGGCATCGGAGCGAAAAGCATCAGCACGAATGCCGACTTCGCCCGCGATGCCACCGCGCTCTTTCTGAAATGGGCCGACTCGCCCGCCGTGGACATCCGCAAGCAGCAGACCTTCTTCCAGCTTCAGAGCACCTGGCTCTCCGGCATGCTCGGCGATGGCGAGGTCTTTGTGCTGCCCATCTTCGAGCCCATGGGCCTCGGCTGGAGCCTCAACGACAAATCCAAACGCGCCTTCCAGCTCCAAAACATCACGCGCGACCAGCTCACCAATGGCGACGTCACCGATGCGCGCACCGCGCGCTGCATCGACGGCCTTTTCTACAATGGCCTCGACCAGCTCATCAAGCTGCGCCTCAACATCGACGACGGACTCACCGCACTCGGCACCGCCAGCAAATACCGCGACCTGCCCGCCATCGACGCCAAAGGCTACCCGGCCGTCTTCCACCTCAAAGACAGCGGCCGCATCAATCAATACCACGGCGACCCCGCCATCTTCGCCGCTGGCAAAGACCTGCTCGACGTGCTCGATTTGAAAGCCCTGCGCAAACACAGCGCCAAAGTCCGTGCCGCCCTCCTCGGAGCCACCGTCACCAAAGACGGCAAAGTGCTCAACGCCATGCAGCAGGTGCTCACCGCGGAGCAATCCGGCACCCCAGCCGCCGACACTGGCCGCCGTTTCGTCGAACTCGGCGAAGGAGCCGTCTTCATTCCCCTCTCCGACAGCGAGCAGTTCAATTTCTTCAACAACCCGAACGAAGGCGTCCCCTTCAAGCAGATCCTCGAAGACCTTCTGCATCCCTTCATCTTCGAATTCGGCTATCCGCCGGAATGGATTTTCATGCGCGGCAAAGTCGGCGGCACCGAATACCGCGGCCTCCTCGAGCAAGTGAAGCGCGCCCACGAAGGCCTGCGCCAGAAACTTTATCCGCTCATCCAATGGATCTGGGAAAAAGTCATCGCCACCGCCATGCTGCCTGGCGGCCCGCTTTTTCAATACGCTGCCGTCGAAGATTGGAACGTCATTGATTTTGTCACCGATCCCGATCCCTCCGCCGATGCCGGCCGCGATCACAAAGCGCAGATGGAGCGCATGGGTGAAAACCTCATCACGCCGGACGATCTGGTCGAATTGCTCACCGGCAACGACGGCCGCCGCACCCGCGAAGCCGCCGTGTTGCAAAAACTCGAGCTCATCGAGTTCGCCATCGAAGCCGCCAAAGCGCGCGGCATCCCCGCCAGCATCGCCACCGTCATCGCCCTCGGCCAGCGCACCGCGCAGATGAGCAACTCCATGCTCACCACCCTCTCCCCTCAAAGCCTCGCCGGTGATCTCGCCGAAATGGATCAAACAGAAGACCCAGCTGAAGATGATGCGGAGGTTGAAGATGATGATGCGGCGGCGTGAGTTTTGACACCCCGCGGGCATCATGTCCCGCAAAACCTGGTTCACCATCACCAACGCCGCCGATGCACCCGCTGCCGAAATCTCCATCCACAATGAAATCGGAGCCTGGGGCATCAGCGCCAAAGATTTCCTCGGCCAGCTCAAAAACATCCCGGCAGGCCGTCCGCTCACTCTTTCACTTCACTCGCCCGGCGGTGAAGTGTTCGACGGTCTTGCCATCTATCATGCGCTGAAGGCCCGCGGCAACGTCAACGTCCGCATCGAAGGCCTCGCCGCCTCCATGGCCAGCGTGATCGCCATGGCTGGCACCCGGATCGAGATGCCGCGCAATGCGTATCTCATGATCCACAACCCCAGCGGCTTCGCCATGGGGGATGCGGCCGATATGCGCCAGCTCGCCGATCTGCTCGACAAGCTCAAAGGCTCGCTCATCGCCGCGTATCGCGACCGCACCAAAAAAAGCGACGAAGACCTCACCGCCATGATGGATGCCGAGACCTGGCTCACCGGCGAAGAAGCCGTCGCGCAAGGCTTCGCCGATGAAGTCACCGATGCCGTCGCACTTAGCGCCAGCGCCTTCAAAGGCAGCCGCATCACCGCGCAGCTCACGCACCGCCCCGCTGCCCTGTTTGACACTCCCGCGCCATCCACGGCCCATGCCGATCCTGACACCCTCACCCCCGCACAAATGAAAGCACTCCTCGCTCTTGCCAAAAAGATCGGCATCGCCTTCGCCGACAACGCCACCGAAGACCAGATCCTCGCCGCCATCGACGGCTGGAAACCCGCCTTCGACATCAACATCGAAGATCCGCAGGTCACCGCCTCCATCGACCAGCGCATCGCCAATGCTCTCGTTGTCGCTGGTGCGGCCGACAAAGCCAAGATCACCGCGCTCGAAACCGAACTCGGCAGCCTCAAAGCCCTGATCACCAACGGCGCAGCCGCTGCTGCGGGTGGCACCACGCCGATCCACAACAGCAAGCCCAAGGAACAGATGAGCATCGCCGAGCAATACGCCGCCATCACCGATGCCGCCGAGCGCACGCGCTTCTACAACAAGCACCGCGATGATCTGCGCAAGCCCTCCAATCTCTTCCAGGCCGCCGCGTGATTTGACACTTCCCATCCACCTGTAACCCGCCACCCCACATCCACACGTCATCATGACCACGTTCAACGACACTCTCTTCGGCCAGACGGTCTTCCAGCAGCTGGTGGACATTCTGCTTCCGCTCAACATTTTCTCCACCGACCTCTCCTCTGAGGTCGTCGCCCCCGGCTCCGCCGTGGTGGTGCCGCTCTTCGGCAACGTGACCGCCACGTCTTTCGTGCAGGGCGCGTCCGCGTATGAAGGCACCGGCGGAACCATCAGCGCCATCACCGTCACGATGGACAAGCGCTACATCACGCCCGTCGATCTCACCCCGCAGCAGATCGCCGACAGCTCCAATGCCCGCCGCCTGGACGCCTTCGGCATGCAGCTCGCGCAGGCCACCGCGAACAAGCTCCTGCAGGACGTCTTCAGCGTCCTCACCACCACGAACTTCGGCGCGGCCGTGCTCACCACTGCTTCCAGCAGCTACAACCGCACGCAGCTGATCGAAGCCCGCAAGCAGCTCATCAGCGCAGGTGTTCGCGGCCCGAAAGCCTTCGTCGGCAACATGGCCGTCGAAGGCGCCCTTCTGGGTGACACAAACCTCGTGCTCGCCCTCAATCGCGGCGACAGCAACGCCATCAAGGAAGGCACGCTCGGCAAGCTCTTCGGCATGGACATCTACGGCACCGACGTCCTGCCCACGAACAGCATCAGCCTCATCGGCTTCTGCGCCGGGCAGGAAGGTGTCGCGGTCGCCATGCGCAACCTCGGCAACTATCTGCCGCAGGAGGAATACTCCGCGTTCGAGCAGTATGTCGATGCCGACTCCGGCATCAGCATGCTCTACACGCGCCACTGGAATCGCTCCAGCGGCAAGTGGTTCATCAACACGCACGTCCTCTTCGGTTACAGCGCCGCCGTCACCGGAGCCGTCAAACTCTTCACCACGCCGACGACCTAATCGTCAGCAAATCTCCCGCCCGTCGCGATTGGTGCTCGCGCCGGGCGGTTTCATCACTCTGGGAGCAATCCCGCCCGCGTTCGGAGCACCACCGGCGCGGGTTTTTTTATGTTTATGAGTAAAGTAACTATCCATTCAACAAATGAGATCACCTCAGAGATGAGGGATCAACTAATCACGCGTTTTTCAAACGCAATCATCGCGGCCGCTCACGAAATTGCGCAGTCGCGGAAAAAAAAGGTCAGGCTTATCACTCTTGATATTCAATGGGCATCTCCGGTGCCGGAAATTTGGTATTGGGTGGCACAAGACAATAAAGTCAAAATCGAAATCCGCTTAACCAAAACAAGCACATCCATTGCCGTTTCAGCATGAAAATCAGCCTCGCCATCATCGCCGGAAACGTGGAGCACTGGATGCCCCGCTTTCTCGACTCCTTCTCCCCGCTCTTCGATGAGATCATCGTCGTGCGCGCCATCGGCAACCAAACGCCCGATGCCACGCTCGACATCGCTGAGGCGCGTGGCTGCGTCTGCGCGTCCTACCGCAACAAACCGGAGCACGATTGGCCGCACGTCGATGACTTCGCCGCCGCGCGCAATCTCGCCTTCAAGCTCGCCACCGGCCACTACATCGCCTGGGCCGACACCGACGACGTCTATGGCGGCACGCTGGAGCAATGGCAGGCGCTGCGCAAACGCATCGCCGAGGAGCGCCCGGACGTCGTCACCCTGCCCTACGTCGTCCCCGAGGATCAGCTCCGCGTCCTGCGCGAGCGCATCCTGCGCCGCGATTCCGGCGCGTGGGTTTCCCCCATTCATGAGAGCTTCAAGGTGAACATGGAAAAGCCGCGCGTCATCGTCCAGGACGCTCCGGAGTGGCGCCACGCCACGCACAAAGACCGCACGCCGAACAACGAGCGCAACCTGCGCATCCTCGAAAGCATCCCGCCCGCCGAGCGCACGCTCTCCCACCTCTTCCACCTCTGGCAAAGCCTCCGCTTCGTCGGGCGCATCGAAGAAGGTGTGCAGATCGCGCAGCAAGCCCTCAAGCATCCCGACATCGGCCCCGAGGAAGGATACGAGCTCATGATCAACATCGCGCAGGTCGCCACGAATCCCAAAGCGCAGGAGCAATACCTCCTGCAAGCCCTCAACGCCGTCCCCTACCGCCGCGAGGCCTATGGCGAGATGGTCAACACCAAGCTCCGCCTCGCCGATCCGCGCGGAGCCCTCGCCTATGCCGAGGCCATGCACGGCCTCAGCGATCCGCCGGAATACATTTGGAATCGCCGTGGCAAATACTACGGCTGGCTCGGCGTCCAGCTCCACGCCATGGCCCTCCGCGCCAATGGCCGTTTCCCCGAGGCGGATGTGCGCGAGATCAATCATCTCAAAGCCCAGCCGCAGCCCGTCATCAGCCTCCTGCATGCCACGCGCGGCCGACCAAAGCTCGCCGCCGATGCCCGCCGGCAGTGGCTGAACCGCGCCGCGCATCCCGATCGCGTGGAGCACCTCTTCGCCATCGATTTCGACGATGGCGACAGTCTCCCGCTCTGCGTCTATCGCCACGTCATCCAAACCAACAAGGAAGGAGCCAGCGTCGGCGCGTGGAACCTCGCCGCCGCCGCCTCCTGCGGTGAGATCCTCGTCCAGATCAACGACGACTTCGAGCCGCCCATGCACTGGGATAAACTGATCGAGGAAGCCTTCACCTGCGCCGAGAAGCCTGGCAAACCCGCCGTCCTCCGCGTCTCCGATGGTCACCGCACCGATGACCTGCTTTGCATCGCCGTCATGAACCGCGCCCGCTACGCGCAGCAGGGATTCTTCCTCCATCCGCGCTTCAAAAGCGTCTTCAGCGATGACTACCACTCCTGGGCCGCCTACCGCGACGGCATCGTCATCGACGCCTCCCACATCGTCATCGAGCACCATCACCCGTTCTTCAACGAAGGCAAAGGCTGGGACGAAGTCTATGCCGTCCACAACAGCACCGAACGCTACCAACAAGGAGCCGCCATCTTCGAAGAACTCACCGGCATCTCACCCCGCAAACCTGCATGAAACCACCTCTCCTCTCCATTCTCACTCCTGCCTGCTGGGAGCGCGTCGATCAATGCCAAGACCTCGTGCAGCACATCGCCGCGCAGATCACTCCGCCATGGGCTGTGGAGCACCTTGTGCTCTATGACAACCGCCACCGCAGCGTCGGCCTGAAACGTCAAGCGCTGCTTGATGCCGCGCGCGGTCAATACATCGCCTTCGTCGATGACGATGATGCCGTGAGTGCCAACTACGTGCCCGCACTGCTCAAAGCCATCGAGAAGCACCCCGAGGCCCACGTCATCACCTTTGAGCAGCGCGCCACTTACAATGGCAAGCCCTTCAACGTCACCTTCCAGCACGGTGCCTCCGATCAGCACCTGCAGATCGACGGTCCCGATGATCAAGAGATCATCCGCGGCCCATGGCACGTCTGCGCCTGGCGGCGTGATCGCATCGCGCACTGCCAGTTCCTCGATACGAATTACGGTGAGGATCTGGCCTGGGTGAAGCAGGCGCGCATGCACGTCACGCAGGCGCATCACATCCCGCAGGTGCTGCATTTTTATCATCACGACGCGCGCACCACGCTGGCGCCGGAATTGACATCTCCATCGTAGTGTCATCACACCGCTTCCTCGGTGTTGTTTGGTTGCTCACAGGCCCGTCGCGCTCTTCATGGTTGGGAGGCGCGGCGGGTCTGTTTTTTTGACATCGCCGCCCGCGCATGACTCAGACTGCCATCGCGGCGGCCGCGCGCCGCAGCCTGCAAACCACCGCCGCGCTGCATCCGGCCAGCATCACCCTCGCCGGAAAAACCATCACCTGCGGCGGCGCGGTGGAAAATCGCGGCATCATGGAGGATGCGCGCGGCGGATTCATCCAGGGCCGCAAGGTGACCTGCCTGCTGCCTTTTGGATCGCTCACCGATGCGGATCTCATGGACAGCACCACCGGCACCGTGAAGCGCCAGAGCCTCACCGTCACCCGCGGCAGCGCATCGCAGGCCTACCGCGTGAAACGCGCCGAGGCAGACCCCACGCGGACCATGTGGACTATCGAGGCCGAGCAGGCCGTGGCGTGAGGATTTGACACCCGGCGGCGTGCATGGCTGCTACTCGCTTTCCTGATGACGTCGAAATCGCCGGTTCGCTCCGCGTGTCTGGTTCCCTCCTGCCCGCCCGTGCTCGTGGCGAGCTGGCGCAGGACAATGAAGTGCAGATCCCCATTCCGTTTTCGCAGCTTCGCGTGTGGGATGCCTTCGCCACGGCCATCGGCACCGCTGGCAGCGACGATCTCGGCATCAGCAGCGGCGGCACCTGGGGCACCAATGCGCCCTACATCACCGCCGGCGATGTGAAAGCCGCAGGCGCGACCACGCGCCGCGCGCGCTTCCTTTACACCCTGCCGCCGGAGTATGTCAGCGGCGAAACGGTGCGCATCGTCGCGCATGGCGGCATGATCACCACCGCGGCCGATACGAGCTGCACCGTGGACTTTGAGGCTTACGAGATCAACAAATCCGGCGGCGTCACCGGCAGCGATCTGGTCACCACCAGCGCCACCACGATCAACAGCACCACCTTCGCCGCCAAAACCTTCGAAGTGAACGCCGCCGGCCTCGCCGCGGGCGATGTGCTCGACATCCGCATGACCATCGCCTGCACCGATGGCGCGACGGCCACCGCCGTCATCCCCGCCATCGCGCACCTGGTCATGGCGATCGACATCAAAGGCTGATCCGCCATGAAGCCCCGCATCCGCATTGACGCTGGCAAGCTCAAAGCGGCGTTTCAGAGCTTCAGCGCCACGCAGAAGCAGGCCATCCTCGAAAAAACCGTGCGCACCGATGCCATGGGCTTCGTGCGCGACATCGTCGCCATCACGCCGCCCGGCAGCCAGGGCGCTCCGCTGATGAGCGGCAGCAAGGGCGAGCGCGCCGTGCAGCAAGGCCTCGCCAAAATCCGCTCCGATGCGCACCGGCTCTTTGTGCCGATGCAGCCTTTTGTGATGATCCGCGCGGCAAAGAATCCCGGCAGCGGCGAATACGTGCGACTCTGGCGCGATGACGATGGCAGCATCGTCGGCTGCCCGCGCGTGTATTTCCAGCCCGGGGCCACGGTGGACCAGCTCCGCGCCCATCACCGCGCCGCCTTTGTGCGCGGCCGCATCCGCGCCCGGCCGATCAAGCTGCAAAAGGAAGGCAACTGGGCGCTTTTCCGCGCGCCCGTCATCCCGCGCCCCGCCTTTGAGGAATTCGTCACTTTCCAGCAGGCGAAGATTGGCATCCTCGCTGGAGCCTGGGCCGAGGCCGCGGCGAAGCTGAAGGTGCGCCTGCCCGCCATCGCCAAACGCCACGCCAGCGGTGCCTGCCAGATCCTCATCGGAGCCGACAGCTACCGCGTGCGCATGACAAACACCGTCAGCTACGCCAGCGACGCCGATCTCAAACGCCGCGCTGAATTCGTGCTCGATAGCAACAAGCGCCGCAAACGCCTCGCCACCCGCATCAAAGCCGAAATCACCGCGGTGCTGAAGCGGAAACTGAAATGACACCGCGTGCTCCTTCGCCATGCCCGACACCGACCACACCCCGCTCAATCACAAACTCGAGGCCGCCCTCGCCGCCTACCTCATCAGCGTGCGCAGTGATGCCGGGCTCGGCACCACGCAGATCGTGGCCAGCTTTGACGATGTCACACTCCAGACGCCGCGCATCGTCGTCAGCTGCGATGCCATGAGCCCGCGCACGATTGATCTGCCCGGTGTGATGGATTGCGCCGTGGAAATCGTCTATCACAGCCAGCGCGACACCACCATCGCCGCGCACAAGACCGCCGCCGCGAAGCTCACCAGCTGGCTGCACGATCTCGCCGCCGTGCAGACCGCCCTCAGCGCCGCCGACGGCCTCCACTGCTACCACGTGCAGTTCACCGGCCTCCGCTTCGAATCCGCCGCCGATGACGGCACCCACCAGACGCTGCACGGCCTGCAAATCACCGCGCAAGGAGCCAGCGTGTAGCTGGAATGACGAACAAAGAGCTCGCCAACTGAGCCTTGGCGAAGTTTGGCGCAGCGGAGGTTCGCCATCCCTCATTCGTCATTCCGCCTCTGGCGGCCGTTTGACACCCCGCGCCCATCACACCCTCCACCCTTTACTACCCGCCATGGCCGCCACTTTTCTCGGAACCGCCTCCGTCCTCGGAATCTCAGCGCAAACCGGCATGATCCTGCAATCGCAGGAGGAAGCCTTCACCTCGGAAAACAAGTGGGTCATCGATGAAGCCGGTGAAAAAGTCGGCATGGCCATGTGGGGCGATCAGCTCGCCGTGAGCCTGGAGGCGCTGGTGCCCTCCTCCAGTGCCTTCTCGAGCCGCCTCGCGGCGAATCTGGTGCTGGCCAATGCGCCCTCCGATTTCTACCGCGGCGCACCCTCCAGCGGCTTTGGCGACACCGTCGTCACCGGCGTCACCCGCCGCCGGCAGAGCGCGGACTTCCACACCTTCGCGGTGCAGCTGCTCGCCTCGCCCTTCATGAACGTCTCGTAACCGTTCACTCGCCCTTCCCCGAGATATGCCCCCATCCGAACGATTCATCCAAGCCGCGCGTCCGCCTCAAACATCGGACACGCGGCTTTTTGTCGCCCTCGTCACCCTCGGCATTGAGCCGCAGGAAATGCCCGCCATTTACAGCGGCGAAACGCCCGACGGCAAACCGCGCATGACCTGGACGCTCGCCCCCGTGAGCAAATGCGGCCAATTCAAGACGCGCGAGATGATGGAGGCCTGGCACAGCGCGAAGTGGATGCTGAACAACCCCGAGCACCCGCTCGCCTACCTCAAAGCCTTCTGCGAGAACCTCAACATCGCCGTCGATCACGTCAAAGACCCGCAGCACCAGATGATGGTGGTCCGTGGCCGCGGCGGCAAAGTCGCACTGCTCTCCCCGAATGACCCGCGCGCCACGCGCGAGACAATGCTGCGCATTTTGAAACGCTAAAGCCATGGCCGCACTCTCCCAACTCATCGCCGATGAAAAACGCATGACCGATGCGGAGCACCGCGAACTCGTCAGCCGCGGCTACAAGCCCAGCGTCGTCGAATTCCTCCACGATCGCGGCTTCCGTGAAGCAGGCACCATCTGCCATGACGATCACAGCAAAACCGTCTCGTTTCTCCGTCAGACGCATTACCCGCACATCCACATCCCCGTGGAGCCCGGCGACGATCTCGACAACGTCATCACCGCCATCTACGATGCCGGGCACCTCGACGGAGGCGACCGCATCGCCATGCGCTGGCAATCCTTCGAAGCCGCCGTCAAACGGCCACGCCGCCCCTCCGAAACCGAGCGCAGCCTCGAGCAGCGCCTCAAAGCCCTCGAAGACAAACTGAGCACCGAACGCTGAGCCAATCTCCAATCTCCATTTTCGATTTTTCAATCTTCAATTTCCGCCCGCATGCCCCCGATCCGCCCCCTCTCCGCCGCCAGCTACGCGCTGCTGAACAAACTGGAGTGCCCCATGATCGTCACCGAGGCGCAAGGTTTCGCCGCTATGCAGGAAGCGGCCGTGATGTGGCACTTTGTCCACACGCAGCCCATTGAGCAGATCGAGGCCTTGGAGGCCGATCTGGACGCGCTGCGCGCCGCCATCCGCCGGCATGGGCATGAGCTGGCGATGGACGCGCTGCCGCCGCTGTGGAAGCGCATGGCAGCGGAGCTCGGCCGCATGCGGGCCGCGTTTGTGGAGGTCGAAAGCGAGGGTGGCAGCCCTTTGGACTAGACGACTCCGACGAGCCAGACCCCGGAGTCGCCTTGATCTGGCATGGCGTGCGCCACGGGCACTCGCCGCGCGCCGTCGGCTGGGAATGGCCGATCTGGCAGACGCTCGGCTTTGTCCACGCCGAAATGCGCCGCAACGGCATGCACACCTACAAAGTCCACGGCCGCACCCGCATCGACCTCGATGCCCCGCCGCCGCCGTTGGATCTCGATCTGGAGTGGCCGCCGCCGGAGGTGGAATGAGGAATGAGGAACGCTTAAATCCTCCCACCATGACCGTCGCCGCCACTCCGCTACTAACTGGACTTCCTGCCACCCTTCCGGCTCGACTCGGGGCGGGTCATGGTTGGGAGCGATGTCTTGTTGTGCTTCTTCATTTGCTGGGTGACGTGTGCCTCAAGGATTGGCTGCAACCACGAAGCGGGGCCGCTGCGGATGATCCAAGTGTGTGCGGTGGATACAGAGCATCCAAGGCAGGCGGCAAGTCGGGTGGCACCCAAGGCAAGGCATTCGTTCCAGGTCATGGGCAAATCATACCCCGAAAAATAAAATGCGCAATGCGTAAAATAAATCTTGCAAAGGGATACGCAATGCGTATCCCTTTGCGCATGTCCAACACCAACCACATCGCCACCATCGCATTCTTCGCCGCTACCGACGCAAAAACAAAAACCGAGATCCTGGCAGCAATCGCCAAGCACTACGGAATCAGCGAATCGGAAGCACTGGAAGAAGTCACCGACGAAGAAGCCGAGAACCTTCTCGACTACCTCACCGGAAGCATCCGCACCGCTACAAGTCTACTCATGAAACGCCACGGCATCGCCGCCTGATAATCCAGCGGGGTTCGATCCCCCGCCTAACCTGCCAACAGATGAGCAAAACACCAGAAACTGACGAAGCGTGGGAAAATGAGCATCCGCTGCACCGGCTATCGGACAACGAGAAGCGGGAACTCTGCGGTAAATTCGAGGCCGAAGTCGAACGACTCAAGACGGCTCTGAACCGCGCCGCAAAGTGGGGCATACGCTCCGATGGATTCAGCGGGGAGGTTAGCGATTCTCTGCGCGTGTGGATCGACGGCGGGATGGTCGGCGATCCGCCAGAGGTGCCGTCTTATTATCCTCAGCACAACAAGGAAGCTCATCAGCCGAGCCTTAGCGAGGACTGATGCAGCGGACGTTCGCCGCTTGTCACTGCGGCTCATTCGGCATTCCTCATTTGTCATTCCGTGCAGCGGCCTGTTTGACTCCGCCGCTGGGTGAATGTCACAAGTCACCGTCGAGATCGGCGCGGATGCCGCCGCCTTCCAAAGAACCGTCAATGGGCTGCCTCAGAGCGTCAACCGCGTCGCGGGGCAGATGCAGGCCGCGTTTGCGGGCATCGGATTCGCCGTGCTGGCAAAACAGGCGCTTGAAACGGTGACCAGCATGGACCGCCTCCGCCGCGGCATGACCACGCTGGAGGGCAGCGCGCAGGGCGCGGAGGCCCGCCTGCGGGAGCTCCAGGAGGCCGCGCAGCTCCCCGGCGTGGACTTCGAGCAGGCCGTGAAAGCGGACATCAAACTGCGCAGCGTCGGCATGAGCGCGGAAATGAGCAAGGCTAGCATCATCGAGATGGGCAATGCGCTCTCCCTCGCTGGCGGCACAAGCGCGGATCTCGAGGGCGTGGTCCTGGCGCTCACGCAGATCATTTCCAAGGGCAAAGTCAGCGCCGAGGAGATCAATCAAATCGCCGAGCGCGTGCCGCAGGTGCGCGCCGTGATGAAGGACGTCTTTGGCACCGCCGATACCGAGGCGCTGCAAAAGATGAAGATCGACGCGGAGGACTTCGT